GCTGTACTCAGAACGGCATCAGGGGTGGATCAGCAACTGTCCACTTTCCTATCTGGCACCAAGAAATCAGAGACATCCTCGTCCTCAAAAACAACAAAGGAACAGAAGACAACAGAGTCAGAAAACTCGACTACTCCATCCAGTTAAGTAAATTATTCTATGAGCGTTTTATCGAAGATAAGGAAATCTCGTTATTTTCCCCTCATAGTGTTCCTAACCTTTATGAGAGTTATGGGACCAGTGAGTTTGATGCTCTTTACTGTGCATATGAGTCAGACGAATCAATCCCAAGAACAACAATTAAAGCACAAGAATTAATATTAGATCTTTTAAAGGAAAGAGCAGAGACAGGTAGAATATATTTAATGAATATTGATCATTGTAATTCTCACTCATCCTTCTTGGATAAAGTGGAGATGAGCAATCTATGTCAAGAGATTACATTACCAACTAAACCAATACAACATATTGATGATGAGTCTGGAGAGATTGCTCTCTGTATTCTTTCTGCTATTAATATTGGTAAGATTAGAGGTGTTGATGATTTAGAAGAACTATGTGATCTTAGTGTTAGAAGTCTTGATGAACTTATTGATTTCCAAGGATATCCTGTCAAAGCAGCAGAACTTGCTACAAGAGCACGTAGAAGTCTTGGAGTGGGATATATTGGTTTAGCACATTATCTCGCCAAGCAGGGTGTGAAATATGATGATCCAGAGGCATGGAAGTTGGTTCATCAATTAACTGAATCGTTCCAATATAATCTTATTAAGTCATCTGTTAATCTCGCAAAAGAAAAAGGTGCATGTGAATATTCTGATAGAACCAAATATGCTCAAGGAATCCTTCCTATCGATACATATAAGAAGGATGTAGATGAGATTGTTCCAAATGACTTACTATTTGATTGGGAGTCTTTACGGGCAGACGTATTGGAACATGGAATCAGGAACTCAACATTGTCTGCACAAATGCCATCGGAGAGCAGTTCCGTTGTGTCAAACGCAACAAATGGAATTGAACCACCTAGAGATTACTTGTCCGTTAAGAAATCCAAGAAAGGACCATTAAAGCAAATAGTTCCATCGTATGGTACACTTAAGAATAATTATACGTTATTGTGGGATATGCCTAGCAATACTGGTTATATTAATGTGGTTGCAGTTATGCAGAAATTCTTTGACCAAGCGATTAGTGGAAACTGGTCTTATAACCCAGAGCATTACGAAAATAATGAGGTTCCTGTGTCCGTAATGGCACAAGATTTACTTACTACATATAAGTACGGTTGGAAAACTTCTTATTATCAGAACACTTATGATGTTAAAACTGATGAGGTTCAGGAACCAGCACATCCTATTGGCTGGCATGATAATATAGAAGAGGTTGGTATTCAAGGTAAAACCCGATTGGATACTTTAGTTAGTGACATTATGAATTCGGAGGAAGAAGTCTGTGAGTCCTGTGCAATCTGATTTGAATGGTATGACCGTCTTCAATACTGAAGAGGTTGATACTAAAAAGCAACCAATGTTTTTTGGTGCTCCATTAGGAGTTCAACGTTATGATTCTTATAAGTATCCTGCATTTGAAAATTTAACTAAGTCTCAGTTAGGATATTTCTGGAGACCTGAAGAAGTTTCTTTACAGAAAGATAGAGGAGATTATCAACAGTTACGTCCAGAACAAAAGCATATCTTTACTTCTAATTTGAAGTATCAAACTATGCTTGATAGTGTTCAGGGTAGAGCACCTGGTATGGCATTTGCTCCATATTGTTCTCTTCCTGAACTAGAAGGATGTATGAATGTATGGCAACTTATGGAGATGATTCATAGTCGTTCATATACATATATCATTAAGAATATCTATTCAGATCCTTCTGAGGTTTTTGATACTATTCTTAGAGATGAAAAAATCCTAGAACGTGCTGGTAGTGTTACTGGTGCTTATGATACTTTTATTAATTATGCACAGGAGTATGGGCAGAGTAGTGCTTGGAAACCTGATATGAGGAGTCATCCAAATTCAGAATGGACAATTAAAGATCTCAAAAAACATTTATATAGAGCAGTTGCCAATGTCAACATTCTTGAAGGTATACGTTTCTATGTTTCTTTTGCTTGCAGTTTTGCATTTGGCGAACTTAAACTTATGGAAGGATCTGCTAAGATTATCTCCCTCATTGCCAGAGACGAAAACCAACACCTTGCCATCACCCAAAATATATTAAACTATTGGAAGAAGGGTGACGATCCTGATATGATTGAGATTTCTAAAGAACAAGAACCTTGGTTGATTGAAGCATTTAAAAAATGTGTAAATGAAGAGAAGGCATGGGCAGAGTATCTCTTCAAAGATGGATCCATGATAGGATTAAATGACAAATTATTACATCAGTATGTTGAGTGGGTTGCCAATCGTAGAATAAAAGCGTTAGGATTAAAGCAGATCTATGACATTCCTGCAAAAAATAACCCACTTCCTTGGACGGAGCATTGGATTTCCTCTAAAGGTCTTCAAGTGGCACCACAAGAAACCGAAGTCGAATCTTATATCGTCGGAGGAATCAAACAAGATGTCACCAAAGACTCCTTCTCAGGATTTAAACTATAGTTTGGAGGAATGCTATGATGCATACAAAGAACCACCTTGTGAAAATTGGAATGATTATGCTGGAGGCTAATTATGAGTGAAGAATTTACTCGCATTGCTAATGCTCTAGAAAGAATTGCTGGAGCATTAGAACATCTACATATTGAAACGATTGATCATGCTCACATAGATGATATCGGTGAGATACATGGTGACGTAACCACACACCCTAAACCCTTTTAAAAAAATGCCAGAAGAAAGTATTAAATATTCCATCAGACAAGATGGAAAAGTAACACAGGAAGTTTTTAATGTTACTGGAGATGCATGTCTTAATCTAACTGAAGACCTAGAAATTAAACTTGGTGATTTAGAACAAAGAGTGTTCACTGCAGACTATTATCAACAACCAAATCTAAACGAAGATATTGTAATCAATACGGAAGATGTCACACTTTAGTACAATCAAAACCAGAATCAAGAACAAGCCTGAACTTTTAGAAGCACTTCAACTTCTTCAATATGATGTTCAAGAGGATCAAGAATTAATTAATCCTATTGAACATCAACATGAAAAGGTAAAGGTAGATGTTTCTATTGGTACTGATATTGGATTTCGTTTGAATAGTGATGGTGAATATGAATTGGTTGCTGACATACAAACATGGAATCAACCAATTCCACCAGAGAGATTAATTGAGAAAGTCACTCAGCAATATGCAAGGATGACTATTCACAATACGATTAAAGAACAGGGATTCCAAGTTGCAGAAGAGTGGGAAATGGATGATAATAGTATTGAAATAACAGCTACACGGTGGATTAACTAATGGATTACATACAGAATACAAGAGAATCTTATGATAGATTCTATCAGAAACATGTAACTGAAGTCTTAGTTCAAGTTAAGGATGAGGATCCTGCATGGATTCCAGAAGATACATTTTTAGCACTTCTAAATATCACTGAATGATTTAAAAATTATGGCATGGAAATTGATGAGGGAACTTACGAAAATCCCTGGACCTATGAAGGTACAAATTTTACTTCTGACGACATTAACGATTTCTTCGGTTACGTCTACCGTATTACAAATCTCACAACGGGGAAGCAATACATCGGAAGAAAGTATTTTACACAGCGTAGAAAGCCTAGAAGTGGGAAAGGGAAACGGAGGGTTACGTCTGAGAGTGACTGGAAAAAGTACTACGGAAGTTCTCCAGAACTTAAAGCCGATGTTAAAGCTCTTGGAAAGTCCAACTTCAAACGAGAAATAATAAGTCTTCATGAGACTCTTGGTAAAGTAAATTACGAAGAAACTAAACAATTGTTTCTTAACAATGTATTAATGGAAGCACTTGACGATGGGACTCCTGCATACTATAATAGTAACATTCTTGGCAGGTATATGAAAAAAAATTATGGATCATTTGGACAAAACCCTGAAACGAAATCATGATTGGGTTCTTAAAAGAGTTCATGATTTAGTGGATGAGGAATATGAAGGTGACGCATATTCTTTAGTACAAGAATTTGATGAATGGTTAGATCCTAAAAAGGATGATCATGAGATCTATTCATTAGAATATATTGGAGAAGGAAGCGAATACGATGGATGAAGCAAAACTAAAATTAAGACAAGAAGTACTTAAAATCCTTATGAGCAAATATGGCCATGAGAATAACAACAGGGCAATCTATGAATGTGCTGATGAATGGGTAGAGAAATATCCTATAAGTGCAGGTGTAGTTGATTACTATCGTGCTTACAAACAGTCTTTTATAAATAAATCACTTGAAAAATAAAAATGCAAAAGTTAATTAATGTACTTGCTCTTGCGTCTACTGCTGTATCTGTTGCCGTTGTTGGCACTGGTGCTTACGTTTACGTTAATAAAGACTCCATCATAGAAAGTGTTACAGAGAAAGCACTTGGATCTCTTGGTGGACTTGGTGGAGGATTAGGTGGTGCTGCTGGTCTAGGTGCTAATGATCTTGCTTCACCTACACCACAATCTTCTGGTCCTGCTCTATCTCCTCCAATTCAATTTTAAATATTAAGGGTGCTATATAGAACTAGTCACCCTTAATTTTATGTCTGAAGAAATAAAGGAAGAAGTAGAAGTACTGGAAGAAGAAACTAAAGAAAAGAAAAAAGGTTTCTTTGGTAAAGCAAAAGCAGCACTTCTTCCAGATGCCGAAGAACAAGCGGCAATCATTAGTACAGCTGTCAGAATTACTGTTCTTGCCTGGTCGGGAGGAATATTGACTCTTAATTATGTGGCAATTCCTGGTGTACCACAACAAAAAATAGATCCAACTTTTATAGCTTCAGTTTTTACAGGAGTTTTAGCGAGCTTCGGAATTCAGACAGCATCTAAGAAAGGTGATGGTACTATGAAGATGAATGGCAATGGCAATGGTAATGGTGGAGCACCTCCTGTTACTGCAAAAGACATTGAAGCAATCTTAGCAAAAGCACCTGCTGGTCCTGTTCAAACAATTAGAATTGAGCAAGCACCTCTTAAGATTACTACTGATACAGACAACAAAGAAACATTTAAAATGTAAAGACTGTAAAGGTTAAGAGAACCTTAATTGATTAAATAATTTTATTATGAAAGACTATTTCTTACATTGTCTAATTAACAAGTGGGATAATAAGGCTCAAGCTAAAACCAATCCCACTGAATATTCTCATGTCCATTATGATTGGGATATTGAGGATGATGTTATAAAGTCCAGACAGTGGTATGACTATAATGGTGAGGTGTATAGGGAAAGAACTCATTCTATAGATGTTCAGGATGATAGTATATTATTGAATATTGATCAGAGTGGGATAGTTGTTGAGTTTAAACCTGCACAACATCATATTGGATATATTGGAAAGACACCAGAGGATACATTTACTAAGGATGGTGTAAGGGTACATACTACAATTACTTTAGATCCTTATACATTTACTTCTGCTGATCAAGGTATATGTCCAGAAGGCGAAGTTGTATGGGGTAATACACCAGGTCCATTTGTTTTTAAACCTACAGAATAATGAGTGTAATTATCTATCAAGAACATTGTGATTGGCTTGAGAAGGAAAATCTCATCCTTAAGCAAGAAGTTAAGTTTCTTAGAAAACAGTTAGAGTATAAATCTTTAGGTAATCACGATACAAGAGACGATGAATAAAATTAAAGAACTACTTAAATCTTCATTTGATAAAGGAGTTGATTTGGATAAGAAGATTTTAGAGAAGATAGAGAAAAAATTTAATCTATCTCCATACCAGAGTAAGTGTGCTAATGCTGCAATTGGATTTGTTATAGGTGCAATACTTCTGTGATTGATACATCACCAAGTTCTATAAGAGTATTTTTTATAATAGTTTTATCGATTACTTGGTTAATTATTTTTAATACACCAACAGAGGAATAATGGAACTGACTGACGAAAATATAATATCAGTTCTAGAAGAACTTTTACCATACATCGAAGCAGATGGTGGATGGTTAGAATATGTTGAGACAGTAGATAATTATGTTAAAGTTAGGTTAGGTGGTGCATGTGCTTCATGTGCTATGAGTACTATAACTCTAAGAGATGGTATACAAAAGAAATTAATGATGGAGATTCCAGATGTTAAAGGAGTTATTCAGGTTCTCTAACAGTGTCTTTGAGTCCACACACTAATAGGCAAAAATTACTATAGTATGCTATAAATATTTGATAGTATGGGATTGAAAGAATCATGCCCCTGACTCAACAAAGACATTACACTGTAGGTTATCACGATCTACAAAAACAACATTATGAAATATGTGAGTATGCCATGAGTGCATACGAAGCAATAGAACACAGCAAAGAGGATGTACCAGAACTACAGGTACATCCTCATTTTGTTGACTACTGTAAAAATAACTCTGAGGTTGATAATATATCTCGCCTCAGATTTGCAGGAATACCAATAGGATGCTAAAATGAAAAGAACTGAATTAAAACATGAAATTATGTGGTGGATGAGTAGACTTACAATAATGCTTACGTCATTATTCCTTTCCTTTTCATTAGCATCAACAGCATATGCTACTGAGATACAAATGGGTTCTGGAGGCAATTTAGTCTTTGAACCAAATGAAGTTACTATTGATGCTGGTGATACAGTTACTTTTGTTAATAACGCATTACCTCCTCACAATATCATCTTTGATAAATTTGCAAGTTTATCTAGAGAGTCATTGATGTTTACTCCTGGTGAGACACAGGATATTAAGTTTGCTACTGCAGGAGATTATAGTTTCAAATGTGC